GGAAAACTTGATCCTTCTAAGTTTGGCGCGGTTATTTTGGATGAGAGCAGTATTCTTAAATCGTTTGGCGGTAAGACGCGCAAGACGATGATGGACATGTTTATTGATACGCCATACCGCATGGCCGCAACAGCTACACCATCGCCTAATGATCATATGGAATTAGGCAACCATGCCGAGTTTCTTGGCGTCATGCGTCAACAAGAAATGCTTTCCAAGTGGTTTATCAATGACACATCAACAGCTTCCCAAGACTGGAGGCTAAAGGGACATGCCGTCGAAGACTTCTGGCAATGGGTCGCGTCTTGGTCACGTTGCGCAACACTACCTTCCGATCTTGGTGGCGACGATACAGGATACATTCTGCCAGAAATTATTCGCACACTACACACTGTCGATGCTGACCGATCAACCGGAACAGATGGAATGCTATTCCGTATTCCTGAACTATCCGCAACTTCGTTTCATGCCGAAAAACGCCTAACCATGCGCGACCGTGTTGCACTCGCGGCGGAACTGGCAACACATGGCAAGCCCGTCACTGTTTGGTGCGAAAGCAACGAGGAAAGCGCATTACTTGCCAAGCTAATCCCAGATGCGTGCGAACTAACTGGATCAATGACGCCTGAACAAAAAGAGGACTTGCTTCTTGGATTTGTTGACGGTAAGTTTAGGGTCATTGTCACCAAGCCGAAACTAGCAGGTTTTGGGGTTAACTGGCAACACTGTGCCCATGCCGTATTCGCGTCTATCAGCTACAGCTATGAGCAACACTATCAAGCCGTGCGTCGTTCGCATCGGTTCGGTCAGACAGAACAAGTGCGCAACGATATCGTTGTCGCTGATACTGAAAAGGCAATTTGGGATGTGATCAACGTAAAGTCAAACAAACACGACGAAATGAAAAGAAGGATGGCAACCGCAATGAAACAAGCGCAATCAACCGCAGAAACGCGCGTTGTGTATAATCGACCACTAGACTTGTGGTTTCCTGATTGGGTAAAAAGCGAGGTGATGGCATGAAACTACCAGAATATAACGGCAACGGATGGGCTTTGCACAATTCAGATTGTATCGAAGGCATGGCGGCGATGCCTGAAAATAGTGTCGATCTTTCAATCTTTTCTCCTCCTTTCGGCGATCTTTTTGTGTATTCAAACTCTGAACGCGATTTAGGAAACGCGGGCACAGGGCAAAAATTCCTAAATCAATACAAGTTTTTTGCATCGGCACTTGAACGTGTTATGAAGCCGGGGCGTATTGCCTGCGTCCATTGCACCGATCTACCGATGCGCAAAGGGCGTGACGGGGCAATCGGTTTGCAAGACTTCTCTGGCGATCTAATCAAGGCACATACCGACGCAGGCATGATCTACCACGGTCGCACTACAATCTGGAAAGATCCTGTAGTCGAAATGCAGCGCACAAAGGCGCTAGGATTGCTATATAAGCAAATCCGCAAAGACAGCTCTATGAACCGCGTCGGGATGCCGGACTATATGTTGTTTTTCCGCAAGGATGGCGATAACCAAGACCGGATTGAACATGCTGCGCCCGGTAGCGTTGACGCGTTGCCAATTGCGCGTAAATGGCTAAATCATATGCGCCGCGAAGGTCTATGTGCGTCGGTTCCTGATGATGAATTACTACGTGAATTGATCACACATGCCGAGTTTGACGTTTACGAATGGCAGAAACTTGCAAGCCCTGTATGGATGAATATCAATCAAGGCAATGTGTTAAACGGTTATCGCGCGGCAAAGGGTGAAAACGACGAACGCCATGTTTGCCCTTTACAGCTTGATACAATCGACAATTGCTTGCGCCTATATTCTAAGCCGGGCGACGTGGTTCTTGATCCATTTAACGGCATTGGATCGACTGGATATCAGGCTTTGAAACAACTGCGGCGATATGTCGGGTTTGAACTAAAGGCTGAATACGCTGCACAAGCTGGACGCAATCTTGACGAGGCAGAACGTAGCGCAGGAAGGTTGATCTAAATAAACCACCACGTTTATTTTCACCCGCGCATCATTTAGTTGTTGCGCGGGGTGTTTTTATGTGGTTATGTGTGGGTATCAGGTAAAGGAGATACGCCATGACACCAATTCAAGTTGAAGTAACCGGGAAAACAAACGCAGAATTTGAAAAAAACTGGGATAGGATTGAGGGGAACATCCTCAAGCAAGGGTTTTTTTACTGGTTCACTGCTGATGGCATCACATTTTTTAAGAAGATCACGGGGGCTGGAGAGTGGGACTATGAAACTGCTATGATGCGTTAGGCACATATTCCCAACATCAGCAATATGGTTTAACCCGCGCCTTTCAAAAGCGCGGGTTTTGCTTGATCTCTGATCGCATTGGCCATAGCCTTTTAATGTGATCCTCAACCATTAACCGCATGGCTTGTGGAATGCGTCCTAGCATGGCCTTGCGCCTGTCCGCCGTGTCACCTTCACGAATGACCTGCAAAGCCGCCTTGTAGCACTCCCTATCAACCATAGGACGCACGTCATCAGTGATAGGCGCATTGCCCATCATTACCGCCCGCGCGCGTTCACTTGGCTTGAGCATCCCAATACCTCACCGCATCAATCGCCGCCTCATACCCCAAAGCGATACACGCATAAGCACCAGCCGCTTGTGCTGCGCGTAGGTACTCAACCTGTCCGGGCTGCCATGTGCTTTTGGTGTGGTCCTTACGCTTGATCTCCATAACCAACGGCACGATGGCCGGAATAATCACATCAACCGTTCCAGCTGTCATTCCCTCGGCCTTTTGCCACTTGGCTTGTCCGATAGTCCTAACCCCCTCATTGCGCGGGTGAAAAGCCAAGACGCCCCACGTCTTTGGGTACTGCGCGCGGATAAATGCAAACAGTGTAACTTGTGCTGCATTTTCAGTTTCACATGATCCTCTAAATGATACATTTCCCCAAATGGGTATGCTATTATCAAACTTCATCTAGGTAACCCCATTTAAATCCATACGCCATTCTTTTTTCTGATGTAAGTGCCTTTGATATAAGGCTGGAACTTACAGTATTTCCATTTTTAGTTAGCATGCTTCTGGAAGCGTCTCTTACCCCTTGGAAAACTTTACCAGTTGATAAATTGACAATTTTTCTATTATTTCCTACTATCTTAGGTGGCTTAATGACACCATAAGCCCAACTTACTCCATAAGCGTTTTTTCCTATCCCAGTGAGGCACCTATATATGTTAGCGGGTCTATTGCTTAAGCCTGTGTTGCAAGACATTACCCTAGACGCTTCATTTATTGATTTGAACGTTTCACCGTTTGAGTTGGTTACGGTATGGAAAATTCTAAAATCTTCAAACGCTTTAACTTGTATTCCTTTTTTTATTTTACTGATTTTCATCCTTGTATTATCGCTAACGATCCTTCCAGATAGCTTTTCGCTTATTGCATCTTTCCATTCTTGCGTATGGACCATGCCGCTAGGCCCCTCACCGCCATCAGAAAAATTACATAGGTTTTTACGCCCGTAATATTTAATCAAGGCGCGTTCAAGGCTAAAAGAACACGCTTCTTTTTCAAACTTCATTAAAATATGAGATGTAAACCCATATTTCTTAACAACCCTAATCCAATGGGGATTTCTTCCAGAACTACTAAAAGCCCTTCTCCCTTTACCTTTTCCCACATAAAAAACTGACCCATCCGTAGCTTTACGGTGGACATATACGTAGTATTGCTTTTCTTCGGACATATAAACCCCGCTAAGGATCGCTGATAAAAAACTACGGCAGGATTGTCAGCGTCACAATCTTTTCGGGGATCAGCCTAGCCGTAGTATAAATATAGGTGTTTTAGTTGGTTATGTCAAGCTGTTGGGTCTACGTCATGCGGCCTGTTGTAGTCTAGAGCCTCATAAAATCCGCTTGTCGCTTTCTTATAAGTTATCGTTTTAGGCTTTTCCTTCATTCCGTCCGTTGCCGCCATGAGCAATTCATAACCACGCCATTGGAATTGAGATTGGGGTTCGGATGATACCCAAATAGTAAAACTTCTATACGTTGTTTGAATGTCAATTTTCCACTGCGGCTTTCCGGCACGGCTTATTGTTTTAGTCTGTGTCCATACAGTTATTTCATCGGTCTGTGGTCTAGTAGGATCTTTTTTCATAGCTTGAAATTCAAGCTTTAGCACTCTGTTTGGGTCAATAATTTCATGACCATTTCGGCAATACCTTGCCGCAATATCCTCTTCACTTCCGCAAACTAAACAGGGCTTAAATGTGTACCGATATGAACACTGATTATAATCCCCCGTCTTTCGGTCACGAATTAAACACTGGCACCTGCGCCCGCTATGCGCTGGAATAGGCCCGTGGTCTGTTTCAATTCGCAAACCCCTTAGATCAACAAAATATCCTTCCTTGTCGATCTCATATCCATCCGGGTTCTTGCGCGCCTTAAACAGGTTTTCCCCATCGCACAACGGGCATTGGCAATCAATCGGCTGGCTTTCACCAACAGACATTCCAACCCTAATTTCAGGTGCGAATACGTCACCATCTGGAAAGTGTCGCTCAATGTTCTCCGAATAGTCCAGAAACAAACAATCCGTTTTATCATCACATAACCTCAAGCCACGGCCAATGATCTGTTGCAATAGGCCGGGGCTTTCAGTCAATCGAAGCATTGCCACAATATCAACGTGAGGCGCGTCAAATCCAGTGGTAAATACCCCCACGCTCACAAGGTACTTAATCTTTCCAGCCTTGAACCGCGCAACAATAGACTTGCGCATATCCTTGTCAGTTTCACCGTCCACAACGGCGCTAATCTCTGGCGGCAAGCTGGCGTAGGCCTCTTTGGCGTGTTGAACTGTAGCGCAGAACAA